TATTTATAAGTTATAACATTTTGAGGAATTTTGCAAACTCCAGTGCTTCCACTTTTGCTTGCCTTTGATGCGCTTTAACATCAAATTTCTTTTTCATACCTTGCAACTGCGATTCAATAAGTGATCCATTATTCCATACCCACTCTTTTCCCTCCATAATACCTTCTACGAAAGCATTAGGAGCAGATGGGTCTGCTACGATGTCTGCAGCTGTTGCGAGATAAAAATCATCTCTTACGTAATTGGCTCCGCCTTTTGATTCCAAACTTCCCATACCTCTAGAAGAAACACCTAGTTTTGCACCCTCATCCATTAAATTTTTAACTATCTTACCCATAGGTGTGTCCATTATTTTAGCTTCGCCAATAAAATTCTTTCCGTCAGGCGTCAAAGATGTAATCATATGTGATACTCTTTCCAGATTGACCGTTGGCCCCTCTGGATGACCTAGTTCCCCAAATGCCCGTTTCTCTTTAATAAAGTTCTTATTATACTTCCCAACCTCATTCTCAAGTATTTCCATAGGATATACCCGTCCGTTGCGGTTCTTTATGTCAGCTTGCATAAAAATACCGCGAATTTTGTAACTCTTAGAACCGTCTTCTTTAGCCTCAGTGATGTATTCTACTTCTTCTACTGATTCTGAAAATAATTTAACTGTGTTCATTTGAATAATCCTTAAGCGTAATTTTCGTCTTTTTTGAATTCAATCATTACAAAACCAGATGTACCAAGACAAGCTAATTCCATATCACCAGAAGTTGCACCAGTATTTGTTGCAGCAGATTCAATTAATCCGGCAGAACCGTCATAGTATCCACTTCCTGCTAAATCCATCAATGTAACATCTGTATCGCCTTGTTCAATAATTTTAACATGGCCAGTATTATCATCAGCAGTACCTTGAACTAATCCCCACCAAACTCTTTTTATGTGCAATTTTGCACCATTGGCATGACCAGATAAAGCGCTTGCATCTAAAATAGCATTGGTTGTAGTTGTATCATTAGCTATATTAACTAAGATAGTAACAGTACCACCATCTCCAGCGGTTCCAACAACTGTATCTCTGAGTGTTCGTGTAGCAAAGGCCATTATCTACTCCTTAAATTGATAACATTTCTTTCTCAAAATAACCTAAAAGTTCTTTTTCAGAAACTTTAAATTTTTTTGATACTTCTTTTATACTTTTTTCGAAACTATTTAGGAAATCTGAAGGTTTAGAATCCATTTTTTGGAATATAATATCAATAGCATCTTTCATTTTTGGTGAAAGTTTCTTATATTCCTTGGATTTTTTGTGTTCATCCTTCTCTATTACGGATGTATACACTCCACTAAACTTCTGAGTCATCAATTCCCTCTGGCTCTGTTGACATAGTTTTTACAAAAGTGTTTGCTAAATCTTTTCTTTTTATTTCTAAAGCATCACCAACTTTTGCACCCACAGTAGATTTAAATACTTCTTCTGCGCCTATGTTATTTCCTGTTGAAATAGCATCTACAAATTCTCTACTCATTTATTATTTCCTCCATTATCAAATTTATTATCTTTTTCTGGTTCTTCATAATCTGGCATCTGATCAGGTGAAATAACACCACCACCACCATCTTGTGGATACCTTGTTATTCCATCACCACCATCAGGTATACTTATACCACCATCTAATGGGTCAATTGTAAGCTCTTTTCTAATCTGATCATTCATTTCTGAAATCTCTGCATCATTCATACGTAATACTTTTTTAAGTACATATTCTTTACTAAAGAATGTACCGATATAAGATTGAATTGAATCAAGTGTTTGAATACGATCATTAAGAAGCTCTGCATCTTTAAGTTCAGAAAAATGTCCATCCTGTAAAAAGTCATATTGAATATGCTCTTGCATTAAGTCCCAATCTTCTGGAGCAATAACACCCTTTAATAGAAGTTGAGTTTTAAGAATGTCTGTAAATAAAGGTGTAAACTTTTTACGAATACGTTGTACAAACTTAGTAAATTTAAGTTCATCTCTTGTTATTTCAGAAGCTCTTCCTAAAGAAAATCCACCTTCAGAATCCATACGAGAGATGGGAACATTCAAAGATTTATAAAGTTTCTTTTGGAAGTATGTAATATCATCAATTTCACCAAGATTAGAACCGCCTGGCAAAGTTGTAATTTCAGTACCTCTACCACCTTCACGGCGAGGCAACCAAAAATCTTCTAACATTGACATATGATTTCTATCATCACGGATTTCTCCAGTAGATGCATCATATACCAATTTGTTACGATAACGATTCATAACATCTTTTAGATATTGTTCTGCTTTAATTTTTGGTAAGTTACCTACGTCAATATAAAAGATACGTCTTTCTGGGGCTCGTGATATACGATAGATAACTAAAGCATCTTCAATCATACGTAACTGATTGACAGGTTTAATTGCTTTGTGAAGATAAGATAAAATTCTACCAGAATTACCATCAATAGTACCAGATGGTGCATATGAAATTGCATCTGGAGCTATTTTTAAACCAGAACCACCACCAGCACCAGTAGATAAACCTTTTTCGTTATAAAGATAATATTCATCAACAGAACTGACCATATCAACACCAGTTTTGTTACTCTTAGCTTTTTTAACTTGTCTAACTTTTCTAATCTTTGTTGGGTCTATATATCTAAGTTCTACAATACCTTGTTTTGGATTCTTAGTGTCAATAATTTTATGGTAAAATAATCTACCATCAACATACCAACGCCTAAAGATATCATGGCCCTTCTTCTCAAAATGAAGAAGCCGCAATACTTCTGAAAATTCTTCTCTTATTCTTCTTTTTATTTTCTCTGGATACGGTAGACGATCAAGAGTAATTTGTACTGCTTGATCATCCTCATTTGCAACGATACCCTCATTTATGATATCTTCAATTGCAGTGTCGCACTCAGGTTGTTGTGCAATATCACGATACCGCCGGATTAAATCTAAATCCGTTTTTTCTCTACCATCAGTGTCTAAAATTTGTCCGAAAAAACCACCGCCAGCAATATCTAATGTGCCGTCGTCAGCAGTGGGGGTAGTGAATGATGGTACACTACCCTCTGCTTTTTTTGGTCTTTCTATACGGAACCCGAAAAGTTCAGCCATACTATATTTCTCCTACGTTCTATTTAGTAGGTAAATTAGAACGATACTCCAGAAGGTTCAAAGTGCTGATATCTCCAAGTTACTTCAAAGGTTTCAATTTCTGTTGCCTCTGTGTTAGCAAGAGCAATCTCACCAACTGTCAATGGATAAGCTGATCTGAAGATATAACTCTTCAATACAGTTTCATCACGATCCAACTGTTCTACAGTCAAATCGGTTTGATAATCAGCAGGAGCTACAACACCAGTATTATTTGCATAATCGTTGATACCATTCTGCCATCTTTCCATTGCATTTCTAATCATGAAATCAGTATCATTCATGAAGGTGGTAGTCCATGCTTCAGGAGCAGGCCTATCACCAGATACATAAATGTTTCTTCCACGAAAAGGAACAGCAATTTCACCCAATGTCGAAGCGGGTAAGTTAGAAGCACTCACTAGAAATGAAGTTCTACGAACATCAAGTCCAATTGCAATGCCAGGTGGGGGAGTAATAGTTACCCTGTATTGGTTAGCTCTTGCACCACCACCGATTAAGTTAGCTTTAAAGTCATCTATGTTTGCCATGATTAACCTCCTACCTCACTAAAGGCAACCCCTGTTCGAGTTGCGATAAAGTTTAGGGTAATAAAGTTAATAGAACGAGCTGGTTTGATGTAAATATCACCAATAAACTCATTACGATCAATAACTTCTCCCGTGTTGTTTGTTGCGTCAGCGACTACCTTAAAGTCAGTGATACCACGGCGACCTTGAACATCCCTCAAGAAAGGTTCTACTAAGTTACGGAATTGAGCTCTTGTAAATTCATCATTAAACTCAAATAGTTGAAACTTAGATGCAGTTGCGATTGCTTTTTCAAGAACCAAGAACAATCTACGAACATTGATACGATCAAATGCACTTGGTTTTGATAGAGCAGTCTTGTCACCAAACAGAACCACACCTTGGCCTGGGAAGTTAACAACAGGATTAACTCTAAAGCGATATAATTGATCTCTTTCACCCGCACTTGGGTTATAAGACAATTTAATACATCCACGAACATTTCCACGATTAAATCCAGCAGGAGAGAACCAAGGATCAGCAACACCATCAGTGTTAGCACAAAGACCAGCAATATCCCCATTCAAAGGAACAAAACGATATACATCTGAATATTTGTCGTAAATATATTTGTAACTGCTATCAAAAACCATATAAGAAGATGATGGGCATAACTCAAATGCAGAAGTTACATTTTCTGTTTGTGTAGTTGTGTTTGCAATACCAACCGTTGCAGAACGGAATGGCGAAACAAATCCAACACAATCTTTACGGCCTTCTACAAGAGAAGTAATCATTGTTACATGAGTATCTTGTCCAGCAGCAGTGTCGGTAACACCAGAACTTGGCCCACCAAGAACTAAATTTACATCCACTGATTCAGCATCAGCAAACTTATCATAAGCAAGTTCTAATTCACCAGCAGTAACAGCATAATCATCTGTTCCACCTGTTAAAGAAACAGTAGTAATAGGAATTACTGATGTATATGCAGTTGCAGTATCAGTACCCCAGTTAGTACCAGCAGCAATATGATCACCCCAATATACAAATGCAGATTGGTTAAAAAATACTGTTGGATAGTAAATACTATCTCCTTGAGGCCCTTTAGCAGCTGGATTTTTTGATAGGTTAGCATAAGTTTCTAGTACAGCATTACCTCTTTGACCAGCAACATCTACATCAGAACCAGTAATAAGACCAGTTGTATCAAAAACTACAACGTGTAATTCATCACCAGTACCACGACCATTTGCTAAGTTATATGCAGATTGGCCAGGAGCAGAATTAAATAAATCTGCCCAACGCCAGCGTCTTGTAATCAAAGCATTATCAGGGATAATAGTTTGCAATCCACCTTGATCTGGGTCATCCTTTAAACGAATACTTAATACTTCACCACTGATAGAAGTAACTTCGTATTGAGTATCACCAGATTCTATAGAAGCGTAATCTGAAAATGCTAAAACAACATTGTCTGCAACTGTAATAGCTTTGTCTAAAACAAAAACTGTTGCTGAAGTAACTGTTTTAACTTTAACTATATCAGTAATACCAGCACCGATAACACGATGACCTACTGCAACCGTACCAGAACCACCATCAACTGTAAGGTCAATGGAAGCAGTAACAGCACCAGCAACAACTTTTGTTACACTAAAAGCTTCATGAAACTTGATCATGTCTCCAACTTGGAAAGCAAATCCTGCTTCATCAGCATCATCGACTGTAATCGTTTTATCGCCAATAGCTCCAGCACCGTTAACTAGGTTGTTTGAACCCAAGTCTTGCTCGTATGCTTGTGGAGAAGGACAAACTTCAACACCAATAGAGTTACCATTAATACCAGCACTACGTGCATACCAATCATTAGTAGTTACTTGACCATCACCTGTTTCAGAAAAGTAATCTGTAAGATATTGATCATTATCGCGTATCAATAATCCAGTACCGCCTTCAGAAGCATTTAAGAGTGCAGATTCTGCACGAACAACTTTTAAAGTGTTGCTATATTTTAGAAAATTAGAAGCAGTATACCACCATTCAAAATTATTTGCATTGGGTTTACCGAAATTGTTGAGGAGATCAGACTCAGATGTGATTGTAACTATTGAAGATACAGGGCCCTTTTCAAAAGGCCCAGCAATTGCACCAATTGTGGTATCAACTGATGGAACAACATTAGTTAAATCAATCTCTTTGACATGAACGCCAGGAGAAACTAGAAAAGACATTAATTTGTACTCCTTATCTTTAAGAGTTGGTTTTTGTTTGTATACAGATATTTATAAAAAAAGA